GCTCGCCTGTCTTTTTGTCTTTAACGGGTTTACCTTTGGCATCAAAGATTCCTTCGTGTGTAATGTGTAAATCACCTACACCGTTATATTGACTAACATTAGGACTAACTAATTGTGCAAAGTCACCGTCTGTTGAAATGATAACATGTTTATCTTTTGGGTGTGCTTGTATCCAACCAGCAATTAGATCATCTGCTTCTAGATTAGGATGTTGCATAACTGTACAATTAGTCTTTTCGCTGACAAAGTTCTTAAACTCATCAAAGGCTTCCCAAAATACACGTTCTTCTTCAGCTTCTTTTTCCGTATGTGCGGCACGAGTAGCGGCACGATTGGCTTTATATGGAGCATAAAAGTCCTTACGCCAACTACGACCTTCTAGGCAAAATACCACATGGGTACCATCAAAGTCTTGCCAAGCCTTTTTGATACTATTAAATGTAATATGGAACGCCATGCCCAACTTAATGTCTGCGGCACCTTGTACCACATGTCTAGCACGAAAGAACGTGTTAGCAGTATCAACTATAATATATGTCATAATGTTTTTAAAATATCTTTGTTAATAAACGGAATAGGGTTTAATCCCACATCAGTCGGGTGAGTAGTAGTGTCTAACCATAAATCGAATCCAATACTAACTCTAAAGTCACCGTCAAAGTCGTCAGTACCATGTAGTATGCATGCTGGAAAAATTGTTAAACCACCTTTAATATTTTTAACATTTAGGAAATTTTTATCGTAGGGTGACCTATAATAGGTAATGGTTTTGTAAGAGTCTAAATGCATATTTCCACTTAAATATGCATAAGGATGGGATCCGTGTGCATGTTCTTTAATTTTCTCCGATTTTCTTAAGACATTAAACCATGAAACGATATTTGTATCTTGTATCTTATGATTAGTTTCTTGTACAAATTTAATGTATGATTTTCTTAAAAAATCTAATAAACTATCGAACTCTGCCAGTTCTGAAGAAAAGTTAAACAAGTTGTATCGACCAAATCTAGCAGTAACACTATCAGGACCTAAACCAGTGCCACCATCTCTATCTCCGTGATTTGGAAACTCGTTAATAATTCGAGATTCGTTAGAAAGTAACCATGTTCTAATTGTATCTATCTTTTCAAAAGCATTCCACTCAGTAATCCCAATCGGAAAGTTCCAAATAGGAGCAAACTCACTTTTTGGTGGATCACTTTGGATTTTAACAATGTTCATTCTACTTCGGCTTTGCCGTTTCCTAACCTGTTTACATTAATATAACCACCGATTGTTTTTTGAGGTTCACCACCCGCTTCTGCAATCATATTGCCAGCAAGGTCTCTAAACCAACGATCAACAATCTCTTCATCTGGATCACCATCATAACCATATCCAGCTTGTTTCAATTGTACTATAAAAAGGTCATTCCAGTCAAGCTCAAAAAAGCCATTACGGATATTGTCTTTATTAACATGTGTATCTAATACAGCTACCCAAGGTTCACCTCGAGCAGTAGCACGAGTTTTTGGATCCATTTTGGCTTTCTCTTCTGCTTCTTGAGCTAACACTGTTTCAGCAACAGCCTTATCTCTAGCTTGTTGGAGTAATGCTTTTTCGGCTTGAAGTTGATCAATACCCAACCATTTTCTAAATAAATTTTTAATCATCATATTTCCCACAATTACATTTTCCGCGACCCTGAAAACAGTTGCCGCTGCATCCACCAGGCATAAATTTTGCAATTAAAAAAATTGCCATTGCCCAAATGATACCTGCACATAGCCACATTAACATATTAAGTACCCCACTCGTTTTTAAACAATGGAACTTGTAGTCGATCACTATATCTCCAACCACGTTTCATAGCAGCCAGGGCTACATTTTTTGCATTTAGTGTGTATACACTTTCAACGCCACCTACTGGCATTAAGTAGACATGTCCTTTAAAACCGGCTGCACGATATTCCATTTCAGCACGTTCTGCATCTGCAATGTCTTGTTCTGTAGCTACAACAAATTTAAGATATGCTGTACCAACTTGTTCATATTCACATACAATATCGGGGCGAATAGCTTCTTCCCACTTTTCACCACTAGCTGGAAGTTTAGCACTAACGCTAAATGTGATTTCACGCAATGCACCGTCTAAGTGTGAATTACTATTTTTCCAGTTAGTAAGATATTCTTTAAAGTCTGAAGTAAGTTCTTGAGTACCATTTGTTTCAAATGTAATTTCTTTTAAGAAATGCATCATTGCATGATCTAGTAAATCTGGATAAGCACGTTGCCATCCTAACAATGGTTCTCCGCCTGTGATTACTAGATGCTCTTCTAACCAACGCCCTGTTGGGAGTATTTGCTGAATGCGTTCGGCAATAGCATTAGATTCTAGCATTGGACTTAGGTCTTTAAAACTAGGATGCCATGATGCATAACTGTCGCAACCTGTACTAACTAATGGAAGTTCATTATAAGTTTTCCACTCGCTGTATTTTTCTTGTTTTTCTGCTAGGACTCCTGCCTCATCGCTCAGTTCGCCACGAGGCATACCAAAACCTGCACAGCGGAAATTACAGCCGAAAGTTCTAAGGAACACGCTGGGAACTCCCATATATCTACCCTCTCCTTGTACACTGTAAAACAATTCTGCTATCTTAATCTTGCTCATATTTTCTTCCAAGGTCTATCATTACCGGCCCAATCTTGTATGTTGCTACTACAATTCATCAGTTGGTTATATATTGGATACAGCCATGTCCAATCAAACCACTGCATTGGAAAACTAATCCAATGCCCTAAGTAGTATAACATCTCACTGACTATTCTTGCAATGATTTTTTTCATTTAGGATTCTTTAATTTCCAAATTGTTTCTTTGGCTTGTTCTAAATCTCGTTTAAGGCTAGTATTTAGGTTTTCAGCCACAGCTAATTCCGATCTAAGTTTATCGTCCAACACCACATCTTTTGGTTTTTGACTGAGATTGTAGCCTGTTAACATGCCCAAAAAGAAACAAAGTATCGCTAGTATCATCTTGGGGCAAAGTCCTGTTGTAGTTTGATATTATCCATAAACTCTTTCTTAGTACTTTGGTCTGTATTAAATGCACCTTTGAGCACAGTGGTCTGTGTTAGACTAGAGTGTGCCATAATGCCACGATTTTCACAACAACCATGTTGAGCCTGTATATAAACAGCCACATTCTCTGAATCAGTAGCCTTCATTATTTCTCTTGCGATGTCGTTGCAGAGTTCTTCCTGTAGCGTTCCACGGCGAGCACACCACTGAGCGATCCTAGTATACTTAGACAAACCGATAAGTTTGTTAGCGGCGATGATGCCAATATAAGCAACACCAACAACAGGCTGATGGTGATGAGAGCACATGCTTCGTAGCTCAGAGCGAACCACAAGCATACCTTCATAGCGATCCTCTGGATCGTTTGGAAATGCTGTTGCATCTGGTGCTGGATCATATCGACCTCCCATAATTTCGTTAAAATACATCTTGGCCAAGCGATGTGCTGTGCCCTTAGAGTTCGGATCTGTCTCACGATCGATCAGCAATCTATCAAGCACTAGTTCAAATGCTTCTGTTGCGCCAGCAATCAGTTCATCTCTGTGCCCAACTACATATTCGCTAATGTTGTCACCAGCCCAAAAACGTTTATTATCACGTTTCATATTAAAACGGATAGCATCAGCAAGATTTGCTTCTTCATATCCTTTATCGCTCATATTCATTGCGGCATCTTCGTATCCGGGATGATACGGTGCTTCTTCTACTAGTAAATCTGCTATTTTTTGTTCTTCTGGTGATGCATATTTAGGCATTACGTTTCTCCGATGATAAGGCAGTGGATTGCCACATTGTGTTATTATACAGGTTTATTTAGGTTTTTGCAAGAGTTATTGAATATTTCTTGCTCGAAGTTTTCGACAACCTTCTTTAACTGCCACAGGATAGTCGGGCGATATTTCAGCTATTGAGCAATCATATCTAACAACCAAGTGCGGATTTGTATAATTCCACCAAATTGCAAATAAGATTGCAATTACTCCGAATAATACAACACCATAAAAATCTAAATCTTGTCTGATATTAATATCTTGCATAGATGATAATCCTTTTTTGAGTTAAACCTAAATAACATACAGTCTGCATACGGATGACTAGTATAGCGATCCCCCGGAAGACCGAATACTTCCATAATGTCAGCACAGGTTTGATTCCACCATTGATTGGTATCTTGACCGGTTTTCCATTCTATTCTAACTTCGTACACTGTTTTAACTGTGCAGTTGTCCATTTGATTTCGCTTTTAATTCAGCAATTTGATCTTTTAAATGTAAACGCTGTTTCTTTAATACTTCTAAAGTAGCATCTTCAAACACACCTGTACTTTCCATACCGTCGATTCGTTTATCTAACGATTGATGCAATTCTTCTAAATGAGCAATACGATTTTGATAAGTCATATTATTTTCCTTGTTCTAGAATTTTTAATTCATCTTTTAAATAATCTACATACTGAGTTAATATTTCTCGAGCTTTATCAGCAGTGGCATTTTTAATATCTTCTTCAACTTTTTTAATCTTGTCTCGAAGTTCTGGAGCAGTTAGTTCCTTCATTTTTTAATTCCAAACCGTAAGCCAGTAACACTGCCAAATAACAAAAAGAAAGCACACCAGGTATCTAGTGCGTACGGTATATGTAATACAGGAAATAGGGTGTTTAAACTCCAAATGCCTATGATGGGTCCAAATACTATAGCAACTACAATTAAAAAAACGCCTACAATTAATTTTACTGCGGCATCGGCTAATGTTGTCATAACCAAAAGTCCTCCCAAGGGTAAACTAACCAACAATCTTCTTCTGCTTTGTTGACTTCCCATACAGAATAGTCAACATCTTGTTTGCTGGCTAGATTGTTAGTAAGCACAGCAATACGTACATTTTCACCCCAGACATGATCCCAACGAGCATCGTTCGGCAAACATGATTGTTGCCAATCATTTTTAATCCAAGCAATAGTACTTCCTTGGTCATTGATATCGTCTACAATAAGAATATTCTTACAACAAGGATCTCCATCTTTTTCAGCATTAAATCCATAAGCATCCTCAGCCATCCATAGGTTGCTTTCTGATTCACTAGAGCTGTCTCGTAAGCTAACTTTTAATGTTTCCATTGGTACGTCAAGGTACTGGCTTATTAAGTTAGCTGGAATTAATCCACCGCGTGTGATACCTACAACATAGTCAGGTTTCCACTGATCCTTAGTCATCTGCCTAACTATATCTAAGCAGGCACCTTCTACTTGTGCCCAATTATAATAAATTTTATTCACTTAATAATCCTTCGCATAGTACTTTAAGATCATCACTAGTCATGAAGAAATTATAGGTCTGTGAAGTTATTACTTTACCATCTTCAAGTGTTTCTTGAATAAAGTCCAAACTGTAAGTATCCGCTGGAGAAAGAACTTTGTGCTGGGTAACACGCAGTCTATAATCATTACGTTCTTTGACTGTAAATTGTTTCTGTTTAATTGATTCATGTAGCATCGTCTTCTCCTTTAATTGCTTCGAATGTTCTGTATTTGGCTAAAGCATTTATATAATCATCGTACAACTTCTTTAACTTTGGATGCTTCTTCTCTAGTATAACATCTCTTTCTGGGATAGTCAATACTCGTTCGATTGTCTTTAGTCGTTCTTCTAAGTTAACACCATTTATGACAAGATCGCCTTTGACATCAAGTGTGGGATTTGTTTCGCTAGTATTAACGGTCATAACAGAGTCATAGTTATTGGGAATAGCCCAATTAACCCCTGTTGTTCCGTTAGTGTATGATGTAGTCAATACAGATCCACTACTTAGTTGTGTGGAATATGCTATATTATTTACGGGCTGATAAGTACTCATCGTTATGGATCCATTTATTCTTTACGAGGAATCCCCATTCTCTCTTTTGTGGCCCAGGCATAAACAAGGTCCAGGGTGTAATACCATCTTCTAATTCTATACGGTGAAAGCTATTTGGGCGACAGATACGGAAATGCCCGGGTCCACGCCATTTGCCAATTTCGCAAGTCTTTTGACCAGCCTCGTTAAACTGTGGAATCCATTCCCAATAACCACCACTTAGTATTAGCGTAGCATAAGCCCAAGGATGATCATGTACATCATCTGGATCACCCTTCAAAAATTTGTGCAGGAAGATATTAAACGGAAAGTATTTTCTATCTTTCAAGAAAATATAGTAACGTTCTAAATACGGTTCGTTATTCTGTCGGTCTAACACAACACGTTTACGACCGTGTCGATCTAACCAATTAAGGAAGAGGTCTCTCATTCTCTGGAGTATCATAATGATCCTGTACTAAGTGATAAGTTGTTTTAAATTTTTCAAATGCTATCTTTAATGCTGGATACTGCTCACACATATCTTGAACTCTTGACCAATCTGGAAAGCATCCTTCCCATTCCTCTGGAAAATTCCATTCATATCCCGTACCGGCGCCGCCCCCGATTCCTGATCCTATGGTATAATTACTTCCAAAGTTTGATATTGTTATAGTATCACTTGAGCCAGATGAATAGCCGCCAGATGGAATTGTTATATTTCCAATATCTTGTGCTATGATACCAATCGTTCCTGAAACACAACCACTATTTGATATTGTCAAGTAATCCTCTAGCTGAGAAGAAGTTGTCATTTAGATCCTTTGCTTGTTTGCGTATGGTAGATATTCTTGTAGAATAATTATCCATATGCTCTATTATTTTACGGCATAAATCTGGACGATATACAGTATATGCATTAAAGTCTTCAGTCCATTTACTTGGGTACTTAAATCCTTCGTAATACATTTCTGTATAACTTAAACGATCCGGAACCATGGGGATAGCATCAACCACCGCACCTTCATAGCAACTGATGCCTAAAGTTTCTTGTAAGTTAGCACTAAACACCATCTTCGCTTCGCCTAACAAGTTATGATATTCATTTTTTGTTAGTTGTTGATCCTGACACACTACGAATTCATATTGCGGTAAGTGTGTAGCCAAGTCTCTGAAAATCTCAACTTGCTTCTCGGGTGCGATGCGATGCGGAAAAAGAATTAAATCACGTTTGGGCATATTCTTATACATGGTTAATGTATCTTCCATATACTCCATTGGCCAGCCAGTTCGAACATATTTTCCATCTTCTAGCATATCTGCTTTGTCCTCTTCTTCCCAAGGATTTTCAACCATGCCATCATTTAA